GTGTTTTTTGCTGAACCAGCAAGCATTGGCAAAATCTTTACCGCACCTGTTGATTCATCTTTCTCATCCTGTGCGTGAGCAATCAGGATAGTCAAGAATGGGGCAGAGTGGAGTTTGCGAGTGAGTTGTGTAGTCCACTCCTTCAAATCTCCCCACTTGCCAAATCTATTGTTTTTATTCTCTGGCTTTTCAGCAAAGAACTTCTCAGCACGATCCATCGCAACACCCAAAGTATCAACAATGACTGTCTTGTATTTGTGCTCCTGTGTAGTTAGACCAGCGATAACCGATTCTAACTGCTCGTGGCTTTCAACGTTGATAACATCAACATCTTTCCAATCACGAGCGATGGCGGATGCTCCACCTTCAACATCGATCAGCAGAACTGGTGAAAGTTCTTCTAGTTCTGATGCTGAGTTGGCTAGCCAAGTCTTACCACTTTTTGGATCTCCATAAAGCAGGATAGTCTTAGGCGTATTTAGTTGCTCTGCCTTTTTGATGAACTGTGCAAAAGGTAGCACAGGGATTTGCGGTGTTGTCATTTTTTCTCCTTATGACTTTGATTATTTTATTCTACTGTATTTTCTTGAATAGTAATGCGAGCGACACGCCGCAAAACTAAAAGAATATTGATAAGTTTTCTAAGAGTGAACACGATTATTACCGCACTCACAACTATTAAACCATAACTTACTGCCAATGTTTTTGAATCAACTGCGGCTATAAACATAAAGCCAGCAAATATCAGTCTTAGAATTGCGACTGTGAATAGGCTAGTATATAGTGCCTTTTTGATATCTAGGCCGGATCCGTTACTTTGCATTTGAAACATTCCTCTTCTCTATTAAACTGCTCTGGGTCTGGATTTATTCCCAAATTCTGCCAAATAATTTCTAATCTTTGCCAAGCGACTTCAGCGTGTTCTGGTTCATAATCAAAAGTATATGACCATACATCTGTATCAGTAGTGCCATCACGATTGATAAATACTAATGAGCAAGAATCAATTGGTGTGCCAGCCCTATTTAGACCCCAAGCGTAGATCTGTGCCTGAGTATAATACTTTTGCAGGCTATATGCAACACTTGGATCATCTTTTCCTTCAAAAAGGAAACGCTGATATTTGCGACTTTTATCTCTTGTGCTTGTTTTCCAATCTACAAGATGACGATCTTCTGCTAGCACAAGGTCTGGCTTGCTATAAATATCGCCATAACCATCTAATGTGCCCAAAAAGATTTTCTGCTCAACTACCGCTGAACCCATCTCCGGTAAATCAGATTTGGTTATTGCATCTTCTAGAAAACTATGTGTTGCAGTTCCAATTTTTGCACCCAACCAATATTTGAATGGGACTTCTGGAACACCTAAAAGTTTCTTAGCCAAGTGGTATGCACAAGGATCAGAAAAGTCTGATGCACCTACTTTTTTCTGCTTATCTCTATCGCTCTCCTGCTTTAATAGCGAGAGAGTGATTTCAAGCATTCTGTCATTTGATAACATTTTTCTCCTTAGTTTTTTATTATACAGACTTTTTTGTGTTTTGTCCATACTTATTTGTTGTGAAATTTATTCCACCCCAAACCCCGTGTTGCTCTTCATTAGCAACAGCAAAATCGTAGCACAGTTTCAGTAGTGGGCAGTCTGTGCAAAGTTGCTCACATTCATCTGCTGTAAGATCTCTACCTTTTCCACCATTTTGCTCATCTTCAAAACCATAGCCATCATAATCCTGATAGTAGTATGGGTTGTCTTTGCAAGGCCAATTTTTGACTTCTTCCATCTGCTGATGTAGTTTGTCATATATTGTTACAGCCTCTTTTTTGATACCAAAATAGACCGGTTTTTCGTTACTGGCTTTATCTACTGTATAGCCACGCTTAATCTTCTTGGTCATAGTTTCCTAAATGTTCTTGATGCTCTGAATTTATATTTTCTACTAAAAACATAACAGTAAAACTTACAAAAGTCAATCCAATAACTGCAATTAAAGCAATAATAATTGTAGCCAAAATATCCATAAAATCACCCCTCAATCTTATTTTTTAGGATTACAGTAATTGAGTCAATAAGTTTTGTAGCATCTTCACCAGAATCAATAACTTTAATGATTTCATCAATCAGTTTTTGATTATTCAAATTATTTAGATAAAAAGCATACTCTTCTGGACTAAATTTTGGTGGATCAAGTTTATTATCATTCACCCATTGAAGATAATTTTCAACGAACTCTATTTGTTTATCCATTTTTTTCTATCCTTTTGATTTCATCTTCAATATAAAAAATTGCTTTACGAAGATCTTGAATAATAGTGTCCTCGTTTTTCAAACCGGCTCGCCAAAGATATTTGAAAGCATTACCAATATTGAAGTTCCGGTGTCGTGTAATTTCAATGCACTCAACGCCACTAGGATCGCTAGTGTAGTGTGCTGGATGATTTACTGGATCTTTACTCATTATGGTTTTCACAGTTCTCTATGGCTTGTTTTTCAGTTGAGTAATGCGACCAGCAGTTATCTTCAATTCGTAAAGATAAAATCTGTGCAAGCAACCAAGTGATTAGAGCACAAACTAATATTGTGCCGATAACAAATTTAATATTCATCGCTTAGGTTTTTCTGTAAAAAGATGTATATATAGAAAGCCGGCAAAATTGAATAAAGCAAAAAATAGCCCAACTCCTATTAGCCAAGTATAAAATTCAGTCATTATTTTCTAGCCACCAATCGCATCTTTTGCTCCAGCAACCGCATTCTCTATCTCCACAAGGATCACAGTAGCATTCATTTATTTCGTTACCATCTTCATCAAAGACAGTAATATTGTTTTTTGTCATTATTTCTCCTAAAAATAATTTATTTTTTTTGTTTGATCAATCAATCTAATAAACCTAATCTGGCTATTAGAATACTCATCTAATGTTTGTAAAACTGTTGTGCCATACATTAGATTAGCATTTATTACCTTATTTTGTCCAGCATAAATCGCTGAATGATAAAAATCTGTTCTACCTTTATATGCAAAAACAACGATATCTCCAATGGCCGGTTTAGAAACACGCCTACCTATATGACCTTGTTTATCCGCAGAATGTGGTATATCTAAACCAAACTGTTCATAAGTCCATCGCACAAGCCCAGAGCAGTCCCATCCACGAGTATCTGATCCAGAAAAAACATATCTAGTTTTACCTAAACGCAACATTAATCTATCCATTGTTTTTTTCATCATCACATAATTTCTATGAAACTTTATCTGCTTATCTAATGAAACTTGCTCAACTTGATGATTTGATTTTTTTGGTTCTGAAATATTGTTTAAAGATAAATTACTCATTGAGCACACAATACCGGTAATGATACTTGCAGAAATAATTACTTTTGTTTTACTCATTATTTCTAACCTGCAAATCCATTGTCTTTGCTCCACGCAAAATTCTACCGCCAACATCTGACAAAAATAGCAGTTTATCTGTATTCTTTTCTTCAACTGCTTCTTTAGTCATTACTCTAGTAATATTCAAAATACGTTCTCTCTCAGCAATTACACCAGTCATAAAGATCTCACGCTGTCCATCAGTCATTTGTTCCCACAGCAATCTAATCTCTGTCATCATCATCGTCATACACTTCCAAAAATTGGTTTATATCTAGTCGTCCATAAGTCTGTTGGGCTTGATATGCAAATGTATCATCATCTGCATCTAAACGCAAACTCTGGTTCATTTGGATCTGGTCAATAAGAAGTTTAGATAACTGACCCTCATCATAAGTATCTTCAGCAATAATTTCATATGAAATCACAGCATTTTTTTGACCACGCCTATCTAGACGACCCATAGCCTGCTCATTTAGCAACCTATTATCATCTTTAGATAACCAAACCATAGTTGAACAGCGTTCCTGCAAGCCATCAGTGCCTTCACCAATTGCAGCAATAACACCAACAATAAATTGTATTTCACCGGCTATAAAGCGTTCCAGAGCATTATCTCGCTCCTTTTGGCTAACTGCACCAGACCATTCAAAAGCCACCAAACCTGCTTTATTCAATCTGCTAGTAACTACTTTGGCAAACTTTTGGCTATGAGTTAGCACAAGCATCGCATCGCCATCAGGATGATCCGAAATAATATTAAATAGTTCATCAATCTTAGTAGATTTACAGTCATCAGCAAAATAAACAACATCATCATCGCCAATACTTGGAGTTCCCAAAGTGATTTGACGCAACCTGATACGAGTGGCTACCGGAATTTCTGCTGTCAATGGATGCTCACCAAGCCATACGAGCAGATCTTTTTCCATTTTACGATAGATACGAGCCTGCTCAGGTGATAATTGGACTGTGCGTTCAATAGAAACTAAACTTGGCAAATCCGCATCCATACCATCTGGATGAAACTCACAG